ATTGGGATACTGATTTCCTGAACGGGTACATACATTGATGAAATTAAAAGAAATGCCCAACAGTAGCGGCAACTACCATTGGGCAACGATGCAAACCATGAGAAAGCATCTTAACCACATCATACAACGATGTAGTTGAGGTGGCAAGGAGAAAAAATGAATAAAAAAGAGATGTTAGCACTATTGCAACGCTTTGAAGAAATAGAAAAGGAAAGAAACGAAAAAGGCAATAACTTATATATGTCGTTAAATATCATTCGTTCAACTTATGGTGGTTTTGAATATAATATGTGCGCACTCGAAAGCTATAGCGGGATATATGTAACGCTTCATATTAATGGGTTTCCAAAACCTGGAGTAAGTAGATTTGTAACAATAGAAACTTTTGAAGATATTTTAAATGCAGTAAAGGAGAAACGCAATCATGTCTAGTATTTACGAACTTAATAAAAATTATGCGGAACTATCCGCAATGTTAGAAGCAGCAGAAACGCCGGAAGAAATCGAAGCAATTCAAAACACATTAGAAATGCTTGATTTATCCATTGAAGAAAAAATCGAAAATACGGCAAAATACATGGTTAATGTTGAAGCCGACATACAAGGAATTAAGGCTGAAATAGATAGATTAAACAAAGTAAAAAAAGCCAAAGAAAGTACGATTGAAACATTTAAAAACAATATTGAATATTCCATGAAGCAAAAAGGCATTGAAAAATTAGAAGTTGGAACTTTCAAATGCGGATATAGGAAAAGTGAAAGCGTTGAAATTATCAACCTTGATATTATTCCAGCTGACTTTACAAAAGTAGAAATCAAAGCCGATAAAACGGCGATTAAAAAAGCTATTAAAGCTGGTGAAACAGTCGAAGGTGCAGAAATCAAAGTAAATCAAAATTTCTATATTAAGTAGGTGATCGCATGGCAGCAAAAACATTACAACAAAAATTAATCGAAATACAAGCAGAATTGAAGGCACCTAAAAGCCAGTTTAATAAATTCGGTGGTTACAATTACCGGAATTGCGAAGATATCCTAGAGGCGGTTAAACCGCTATGTGCTAAACATGAAATTGTACCGTTGTTAAGCGATGAAATTGTAATGATTGGTGATAGATTTTACATCAAGGCAACGGCAAAAGTAACAGACGGAAAAGACGAAATAGCAACTACTGCATTTGCGCGTGAAAGTAAAGACAAAAAAGGCATGGACGAAAGTCAAATTACCGGTTCCGCATCATCTTATGCCAGAAAGTACGCGTTAAACGGCCTATTCTGTATTGATGATACAAAAGATGCCGACTTTATGGATAATTCACAAGGCACTAAGCAGCAGCAACCGAAACCGCAACCAACAAAAGAAAAGCACGTTGCCGGATACGATGAATTTCTAAAAATACAAAAAGAAAAAAATGTACCACCAGCAGAAATCACCAAATACATTGCGGCAGAATTTAAAAAACCGCGCCTTGCGATGTTAGATGCCTTTGAAATGGTGGCGGCCCTTGAATGGTTGAAAAAATACGGGGAAGAAGAAAACAAAGGATTTACCCTATATGACAATGACGAACAAGCATTGATGCATGAAGATGCTGGAGATCGCATTTAATGAAATGGGTTACAAAGGGAATTAACTTAATAAAGTCTATAGGCTGGAACGTATTAATTCCGGCCCCTATAGATGAAATGTTAAGCAAGTTAGACCCTAACATTGAGTATATCGTTGAAATCAAAAAGAAAGTAAAACGCCGTTCATTAAATGCCAACGCGTATGCATGGGTATTGTGTGAAAAGATAGCACATGAACTTTCAAAAAACTCCTACATTTCAAAAAATGACGTGTACAAGCGCGTTATTCAAGAAGCTGGTACATTTACCTATCTACCAATTAAAAACGATGCTACAGACCGTTTTATTGAAATTTGGCAAGGCCACGGGTTGGGGTGGCATGCAGAAGATGCCGGCCCAGCTAAAACGGAAGGATATACAATTATCCGCGCATATCACGGAAGCAGCGTTTACACGGTAGACGAAATGCGGCGCTTGATTGATGCACTTATCGATGAGTGCAACCAGCTAAATATACCGATTGAAAACAACGATTACATTAATTCGTTAATACAGGATTGGGGAAATGAACAGAAGGAAGAAACTTGATAACGTTCTATACGCCCGTACCAGAAAATGGGCGTATGAGCGAGATAACGGGCAATGTGTATTGTGCGGTGCGCCTGCATCAGAAGTACACCACATTGTATTTAGATCACAAATGGGGTTATCGAATTTAAAAAATTTAGCGTGCTTATGCCGTGATTGCCACAATAAGGCACACGGCGAACATGCAAAAGAGATACGGGAAATATTGATTGAACGAAATGAGGGGGTTGAATGGCCGAACGACGAATGATGTCAAAGAAAATTATTGATACTGATAATTTCTTAGACATGCCACAAAGTACACAATGCCTTTATTTCCATTTACTGCTACGGGCGGACGATGACGGGTTTATTCAATCGCCGAAAAGCATTATGCGCATTACTGGGTGTAAAGACGATGACTTAAAACTCCTTATTGCTAAAGGCTTTGTGATTGGTTTTGAAACTGGCGTAATCGTAATTAGACATTGGCGGATACACAACTACGTACAAAGTGATAGATACTCAAAATCTGAATTACCGGAAGCAAAAAGCGTAGAGTTAAAAAACAAGGTGTATGAAGTAGTTGAACCACCGATAAACCCAGATAATACCTGTATGGATACAAAATGTATACAAAATGGATACAATCTGGATACACAGATAAGAATAGATAAGAGAAGAGAAGAAGAGAATAGAATAGAAACAATATGTCATGTTTCACATGACGATGTGGATAAATCTCACTTTGAAATTATCGAATATCTTAATTTAAAAACCGGTTCAAAATTCAAGCCTACAACTAAACCATATGTACAGGCAATTAGATCACGATTGAAAGAGGGATACACGGTAAACGATTTTAAAACCGTGATTGATAAAAAATGCCGTGAATGGCAAGGTACAAAACTAGAAAAGTACTTAACACCGAAAACTCTATTTGCGCCAAGCCATTTTGATACGTACTTAAACAGTAATGAAACGGCTGCAATGACTGATACAGAAAGAAATATTGCGGAATTAAACGCGCTAATTGATGCGGCAGAAAGGGGAACAGATGAAACCGGAAACGTTGAAAGCTACGGGCCAACTATTGATATATGACAAATTCGATAGTGCGAAAGTTAAAATGTACGCCTATATGCTGGCAGATATTAACCCTGTTACGCTGGCGGAAGCAATCAAGCAATGCATTAATACATGTGAATTCGTTCCAACTGTTGCAACTATTCGCAAGAAGGCAGCGGAAATTTCCGGATATGTAAACGGAAAAGAAGAACGATTGATAGCGCAAGATGCATGGGGAGTAGTCAGAAAGAAAGCCAGTAGCGTAGGTTATGAAAAAGGCCTTGACGAGTTAGAAGGCATTACAAGGTTAGCCGCTAAAACTGTATGGCATTTCTTTGACCCAAGAAATTGCCAAAGCTACAACGAAAGCGCAGCGATGAGCCAGTTTTGTAAAGCATATGAACAACTGGCAGCACGCGAACAAAAGAACATGGAAATTGCGGAAAGCATCAAGAATAACGGCCTTTTAATGGAAGCACGGAAGCGCGCAGAACTTAATATGCCGAAACAAACAGAAGTTAAGATGCTGGATAACGGCCATTTGATTGAGGCTAAAAAGTACGAGCCTATAGACCTTAAAAGTGCTGTTGAAAAAGCGAATATTTCGGAAGAGGGGAAAGCGTTAATTCTGGGGGTGCTGAAATGAATAAGAAATACAATGTATTTCCGAAATTAATCGAGTGTAGAGAAATGTTGAAATACACTCAATCAGATATGGCGGCTTATGTTGGAATAGGAAAAGAAACGTACAAAAGAAAGGAACACTACGAAGTTGATTTCAGATTAACAGAAATGTTGGCAATTCAAGAAGTCATAAATAATGAATTACAAACAAATTTAACGCTAGATGAATTATTTAAAATGGAAAAAATCGTTTAAATGCGTTGTATGGAAGTTTTAAGCCATTAACGATAAATCATAAAGGCAGAATAGCATACGGGGTAAATTGAGCGGATTTGCCCAGTAGAATTAGAAAATAGAAAGGAAATTATATTATGAATAGTGTTCAATTATTGGGAAATCTTGCGCGCGATCCGGAAGTGCGTTATACACAATCCGGCCGAGCGGTTGCGACTTTCACGGTAGCGGCAAGCAATACATATATTGACAGCGCTACAAACGAAACAAAAGAACAAACGGCGTTCGTTAATTGCGTTGCCTGGGGCAAGCTGGGCGAAGCAGTAGGAACCTACAGAAAAGGAAACCGCCTATTTGTTGAAGGTCGAATTCAAACAAGAAGTTACGAAACACAGGACGGCCAAAAAAAATATGTTACGGAAGTTATCGCCGGTTTCGTTGGGGTATCCGCTTTAAATGATGCGGCAACAGAAAGTAATTTTGATAGTTTTGCAGATGATAAGGGGAACGATGAAAATATTCCGTTCTAGGGTATAAAAATGTTAGTAAAAAACGAGAATGAGTGGTGCTGGTGTTTAGGTGAATATGTAGGTTGGCCGGAAAAAAGCATTGAAGATGCTGTAAAAGATTTTGCGGATACTTATCCAGCCTACGAAGTACCAAAAATTAGGGTTGGAAATCCATATTATTATGTTCCTACTGTTAATGCTGAACGAGTTATTGAAGAGATTGTATGTGGTGATTTAGACGATGAAATTGAGGAATGGTCGGAAGATTACCTTTTAAGTGTAAAACAAGAACATATAGACGAATTACAAGCGGAATTAACCGATGTATTTCGTAAATGGGAAAACCGCCACGGATACAACAATACTTCTTTTGTGGTGCTTGAAACTATAAACCATTTTGAAAATAAGGAGATAAAAGCATGAAAAATGTTGCATTGTTGGTGTATGTAGTACTTGCGATGTTAGTAAAGGCTTTAGGTTTAGCGTTCATTGTTTCAATGGTGCTATGGTTATTAGGTTTATTTGGTATTGCTGGTAATACGGTATTGGGTTTGTTTGTATCAACGTTTGCTTTAGCATTGATTGCCGGTGCGTTAATGGAAATGATTAAGAAAGGCGTGCTATGAGAACAGTACAAACAAAACGTAAACAACAATACATAAAAGCGTACTGCCTTATGTATCCGTGGTATCTGTACGAAGCACATTGCGAATGGGTTGAGGCTGTAACTTATGCAAGTCCTGGGCCTAGAAATAAGCCAGACGGCTTGAAGCATGGTCGGCATTGTTTAGTAAATGATAGATGGTGAGTAGATGAAAGTAGAACTATTTAATGATAATTTCCAAAACTTTAAACGATATGGAATACCAAAGGCACAGTTGGTAATAGCAGATATTCCATACAATCTAGGGAATAATGCATATGCAAGTAATCCTATGTGGTATGTAGATGGTGATAACAAAAACGGCGAAAGTAAAAAAGCTGGTAAAGCGTTTTTCAATTCTGATTACAATTTCAACATTGCAGAATATTTTCACTTTTGCAATCGGTTATTGAAAAAAGAACCTAAAGAACGAGGTCAAGCACCATGCATGATTGTGTTCTGTTCGTTTCAACAAATGCCAATGGTGATTGAGTATGCAAAAAAACATGGGTTTAAGAATTATATTCCTATCACATTTAATAAAAATTATTCTGCACAGGTATTAAAAGCCAATATGCGGATAGTTGGTGCTACTGAATATGCATTAATTTTGTATCGTGAAAAGTGCCTAAATTCAATAACAACAAAAAAATGATATTTGATCACTTTGAATGGAAACGTGATAACAAGAATATCGTTCCTAATATCCACCCAACACAAAAGCCTGTAAGTGTATTGAAACGCTTAATAGAAATATTCACAGATGAGGGCGATGTGGTGATTGACCCTGTAGCTGGTAGCGGTAGCACGTTGAGGGCCGCAATGGAGTTAGGAAGAAGTGCATACGGCTTTGAAATTGACAGAAAAATGTATGCCAAAGCAAAAGAAGAAATGTTAAGCGATGTAAAAGTACAAACAAGCTTAATGGAATTTGCAGAATAGAAAAGAGAGGTAAACATGTTACATATAAAAGTATTTCAAGGTGGAGAAACTAGATTTTATAACACTAATTCATTTAAGTTAGGCACGGGGAAAAACGAATTCTATAATTTTTTAGAAGTTATAACAAATGTTAATTTGGGTCATAAAAAACTTATTGGATTTGAAGATGCAGAAACAAATACAAAAGTTTTTGTATCACCTATTGCGTGTTTAATTGAAATTAAGGAAGTGGCGGACGAATGAGTGCGGTATATATAGAAAACTGGCTTGCGTTGGGTACTTGCATATATAGCGGAAAAACCGCAGATGCAGCACTATCCGTGCTGGGGTTAAGGAAAGAAATAAAACGAAAACCGGCATACCCAGATATTGAAACAAGTGCATTGATTAAATTACGTAATGAAGGGTTAAGCATAAGACAGATTGCAAGCGTATATAGTGTATTTGGTACGTTTGTTAGAAATCGCCTGTTGGATGCTGGTTTAAATCTTGAAAGGCGGAAGCGATGAAACAAGCATTAATAAAAGGCGCTAAAAGCGATGAATGGTATACACAAGAACAATTTGCAAGTGCTTTAACCGTGGTTATTGGTGGTGAAATTTTAAAACCAAAGGTAACAGTAGATTCCTATTGTATTATGATTGAATACAACGTTAAAAACGGAAGGAAAACGTGGCGATTACGGCAAGTAATTCCAAAAATGACAATGCAGAATTTTAACGGAACAATGGAAACATTTTTAGGTAATGTTATGGAACAGATGAAGTACTTATTAGCAACAAAAGGAGAATTAAATTATGACGAATGAGCAAAAATGGCTATTGCAAGAAATGTATGATGAAGGGTACCGCGATATTAAAATAATCGGTGTATATGCCTATTTCGTAAACCCAACATTTATTGAAAACGGCGGTAATTTCAAGGTGCGCGATAATACTCCGCGTATTCCGTGCAAGGTGCTTGGGTTAAGTCCTAAAACCGATAAATATTCTATTGGTGCGTTGCTGGGTATTGTTGAATGGGAAAATATTCCAGTTGATACGCCAGTTATCGTAAATTCAGCATATGGAGTATATAGGCGATATTTTGCTAAGTATGACGGCGAAAAAGTTTGGTATTTCTGCAATGGTGCAACAAGTTGGAGCGCAAAAACGGGGTTGGTTACAAGTATTGAAGCGTGTAACGTGAGGTTAGCAGAAAATGGGCGTGATTGATATAGTATTCAAAGGTCGCCCAATAACGAAGAAGAACCACGGGCAAATTGTGAAACGCGGTAATAAGTTGGGTTACATTCAATCAGAAGCGTATAGAAGTTATGAAGATGCTTGTTTATGGCAGTTAGCTGGCAAGAAATTGCATATATCTGGCGTTGTGGTTGTTGAGTGTAAATATTACTTGCCAAATAAAAGAAGCTGGCCGGACTTAATCGGGTTGCTACAGGCGACTAGCGATATATTAACAAAAGCCGGCGTGATTGATGATGATAAATGGATATGTTCTTATGGTGAAAGCTGCATAGCGGGTATAGATAAAGAAAATCCACGGGCGGAAGTTCGTATTATGGATAGGCGAAACGCCGTACTAGAAGCGTTATTGAAATAAGGGGAATTAAAATGGATATAATCAATAAAATCAAACGGTTCTTATTTGGTAATAAGCGATATAATGCTGATATCATTAAAGTTAAACGGTGTTTACCCGGTGTATTAATTCCGAAAGTTGGCAGCGAAGATGCTGCTGGTATGGACTTTTATCAACCAGAAGGCGTAGTAATAGAACCGCCTCAAACGCAATATGTAACGTTAGGTCTAGCAATGGAAATTCCAAAAGGTTTTATGCTAATGTTGGCGCCACGATCTAGCATGAGTAAAACTCCGCTAGTCATTCCAAATTCATTTGGTGTCATTGATGCAGATTACCGCGGGGAAATTAAAGGGATATTTAAAAATACCAGCGATGATGCATATTTAATTCAAAAGGGCGATAGGCTAGTACAGGGTATTCTTGTACCAGTAGGCGCATTAAAGTTGTTAGAGGTTGAGGAATTAACCGAAACGGCGCGCGGTACTGGTGGCATTGGTAGTACTGGTAAATAGTTATTTTAAACAAAGAAAGGTGGGCGGTGAAATATCCGCCCTATCATAAAAGGTGATAAATATGATTAAAAAATATAGAAAGAAACAAGTTGTGATTGAAGCGATACAATATACAAAAGAAAATTATGGGGAGTGTTTAGATTTTTGCGGTGAAAGTTTTTATGGCTGCCTTGATGATGATATTTTTATTGAAACATTAGAGGGGCAACATAAAGCATCGTTAGGCGACTACATTATTAAAGGTGTTAAAGGCGAAATTTATCCTTGCAAGCCTGATATATTTGAAATGACATATGACGATCAAAATGTTTTGTGCGAAGTTGGTGAGCCGGAATGGCAAACGCGATTTAAAAGCGAATATAGTGAATTGAAAGAACGATACAATAAGCTTCATAAAATGTTGGTTAAACATGATGCCTGGACTTTAAACTTTGAACCAACTTGCCCTATCGAACTATTACGTAGACAAAAGGCAGTAATGGGAGAATATCTAAATATTCTTGAAATTAGAGCGGAAATTGAAAAAATAACATTGTAGGCGAAAGGGGAAATGTGTAATGCCTATTATCAACCCGATGTATTTGTATTTGATTGAGGTACTACATAATTTAGATGTGATAAATAACTTTGTTTTTGTTGTGTTGGCGTTTATGGTGTTGTCTGCTGGTGTCATGTATATTATTGACGATTACACAAGGGAAATATTTGAACCACACAAAGGCAAAATGATTGCGTTGTTTATTGTATTTGCGGTTAGTGCTTTAATAACGGTATTAATTCCTACAAAAGATACTATGTATAAAATGCTAATCGCTAGTTATGTAACAACTGATAATATCCAAATAGTAAATGATGCCATTAAAACCAATTTACAGGACTATTTAAACATGTTAGGGGAAACAGTTAAGAACATGAGATAATGAACCATACGGGGGAAACATGACGGATAAAGACTACAGGGAATTAGCTAAAAGCTATTTAGAACCTATCAAATTAATAACAATGAAGATTAATTCATTGAAAGAAGATCTAAAGCATTTACAATCAGATATTACAACTATAGGCGCCGTTGATTATTCAAAAGAACGCCTAACAGGTGGCGGAACACCAGGCGGACTGGAACAACAAATTATACGCCTTGAAAGCAAACGCGATGCAGTACACAAAGAGATAGGCGCATTAATTGATGAGCGGGAAACCGCGGCGGATATCATCAACACATGCACCACAGGGAAAGCGAATATTTTATTATTGCGCGAATACATCGACGGTAAAAGCGCGAAGCATGCGCGGTATTTTACAGACTTAGAGAAGTCGCAAGCGGCAGAATTAAAAACGGCTGGCCTTGTACAGGTAGGTTACTATTTGCATCATACATATTATGCGTGCGTGTATACGGCTAAAACGGTATAAGTCGGACTATATCGGACTATATCGGAAATAGGTGGAAACGCCATATATAGTATAATATAAGGCGTAAAGTGCTAGTTGGGCATTTGCATTTTCTCCTTAGGCAAATAGGTTAGTAGTTGCGGGGTACACAACGCCCCGCAATTGCATACTGTAAACAAATACCGATATAGTGAAAACCTTCATACTATAAATAATTTTGCTGTTGTTAAATTTCATTTGTTTTTTCGTGGTTGAATACTTGTATCGTTTCAAAAGTTTCATAAGAGCGCATGAGAACTATCTGTATTTGTTTAGAATATGCAATAAAATAGAATAAAACAAAAATAAAATGGGGTGTATCCGCGACGATATACCCCATTTCTTGTATAAAAGTAACATTTGATTATTGAAAACTGAACGCGCTGCATCTGTTTGATACTAGTTATGGAACGTTTGCCCCGTGTTTGGTTTTGAGTAATCAAAAAAAGCCACCATTTAAGGGTTAAGTAATTGGCGGTAGTGGTTATCTACCGCCTTTATTTGTTATTCGTAGTAGTGGCAAGCAATAACTTTGTTTGTGTTATTGTCGATTAGTTGCCATTCAAACCCAAAACTCATTGTACTAATGAAATCGGAAGCATCTGTTTTGTTTTCGAAGTTCCATGTTTGAGTTGTGTTTAAGTCTTTAAGTGTTAGCATTTTAATTTCTCCTTTTCGCTTAATTGCGTTTTCCGATATATCTTATGGCTTTATTATACTTGCGTTTTCGCAAGTAGTCAATAGGGAAATTAAAATTTTTTCAAAAAAGTTTGTAAAGGTGGTGAAAAGCTAGTGAATATCATATGTACAAAGTCAAAATGTCTTAACAACAAGAAAGGCCAATGCACGGCCAAAGAAATATACTATGATGGATTATGCCAAACATATTGCACTAGCCAACACGCAGCCAAGCAAGTAGCCGGTATATGCGCGCGATCACATGGGCGCATGAAAGCAAAAGACAATAACATTCTGAAATAAGGGGGTGAAACAATGGCAAAAACAACATATAAAGACTGGGAAGCAGAAGAAAAGATTTTACTGCTAAAAGGTTGGGCGCGTAACGGCCTAACAAATGAACAAATTGCATCTAATATGGGTATTGCCGTTTCCACCTTATGGGAATGGCGCAAGAAATCTTCGGAAATATCGAGCGCCCTAAAAATAGGAAAAGATGAAGCAGATTTACAAGTTGAAAATGCACTTTATAAAGAAGCGTTAAAGGGAAACACTACCGCGATTATATTCTGGCTTAAAAATCGCAAGTCGAAAGAATGGCGCGATAAGATACAACAGGAAATTACAACAGAAAGCGCCGTTAAGTTGGTAATTGATAATGATGAATTGAGTGATACAGATGAGTAAAACAAATCTGTTTCGCGATGTAATACGGCCAACGCCTAAGCAGAAAGAATTTTTGCGAGCGGTAAAGCAAAATATATATACGCTATATGGCGGCGCTGCTGGTGGTGGTAAATCGTATATACTCCGCTGGGGGTTAATATGGCTTTTAATTGATTGGTTTGTTAGAACAGGAATTAAAGGCATACGCGTTGGGTTGTTTTGTGAGGATTATCCAAGTTTAGATGATCGTCAAATATCCAAAATCAAAATGGAGTTTCCGGAATGGCTGGGAAGCTATAAAGAAAGTAACCATGAATTCACATTAAATAATGAATTAGGCGGCGGCGTTATCTGTTTTAGAAATTTGGATAACCCAAGCAAATACTTATCAAGTGAATTCGCTGCTATTGCTATTGATGAATTAACCTTAAATAGTCGCGACGTGTTCGATTTCTTGCGTATGCGGCTCCGCTGGACTGGCATAAGTGATACTAAGTTAATCGCGGCAACTAACCCGGGCGGAAAAGGCCATATGTGGGTTAAAGATTTATTCATTGATAGAAATTTCACAAAGGAAATGCAACCGTTCGCCGATAAGATTGCATATATCCAAGCGAGGGCAAGCGATAACCCGCATCTATCACAGAATTATATAGATGCACTTAATACGCTACCCGAAAAACTACGTAAAGCATACCTAGAAGGCGACTGGAACATATTCGAAGGTCAAGTATTTACGGAATTTAGAACGGAGAAACATGTAATTGAACCGTTTGAAGTTCCACATCATTGGCAACGATATCGTTCAATGGACTGGGGATATACGAAACCATATGCAGTATATTCCTACGCGGTTGATTATGACGATGTGTTATATATTACTGGCGAATATTACGGCTGCAAGCCGGGTATGCCGGATACTGGTACACAGGAAACGGCGCGGGAAGTAGCGCAAAAGATAGAACACTTGAAAGACTATCAAGGCGTAGCAGACCCCGCAATTTGGCAACGTACAGGACATGACGGGCCAACGATTGCGGAAATATTTGCGACTGAGGGCGTGTATTGGGTGCGCGCTGATAACGATAGATTGGCCGGACTTATGCAAGTACATCAAAGACTTAAAGAAGGCAAGTTAAAGATATTTAGTAATTGCGTACACTTAATACGAACGTTGCCAGCTTTAACGTATGACAAAATCAAGGTGGAAGATGTAGATACCAAGCAAGAAGATCATGCGTATGATGCGGTGCGCTATATGTGCATGGCTAGACCTGTAAAAGCAGTTAAACCAGAAAAGCCGTTTAATGACGGCTATAAATATGTTGATGATAGCGAAGGAGATATAAGCGCATGGGGTGTATGAGTGAAAAGGCGTTGCGTGATTACGCCTATAAGGTGTTAAAGTCGGAATACGGCGAACGCGAAGAAAAAGGCGTTATTATTCCGGCTAAATATTCAGATGAACAACTGGCGGAATTTGCAAAAGCAATGCCACAATGGCAACTAGAGCAAATGTACGATATGATATATGGTTCTGAAATGGTGGAGTAATGAATATAGAACAAACATTTGATATATATGAAGCAAAGGCGAACGTAAAAAGCGCATTGAGTGCTACGTCAAACTGGCGGCGAAGTGCTGCCGAAGATTATGCATTCATGCAAGGTAAACAATGGGACGATGCTGATTTAAAAAAGCTGCGTGAAGCTGGCCGCCCTGTAATCACAATTAATAGAATACGGGCAACCGTTAATCTGTTGTGCGGATATGCATCACAGAACGAAACAGAACCGGATTTTTTACCGCGCAGTGAAGAAGATGATAGAATAAGCCGGGTTGCGAAAGGTATTACAAAATACTGTTTAGACCGCGCACACTATCAACGAAATAAAGGCAAATGCTTCCGTGATAAAATCATATGCGGTTTAGCCAATTATTGGGTAAGCTATGAATTTGACTACACTAAGTTAGACGGCGCCATTAAAATCGACCGCGTTTCTCCGTTTGATGTTTTCGTTGATCCAGAAAGCACAGAAGAAAACCTAAGCGATGCTCAATTCGTTGGCCGGTATAGTTGGGAAAGCACAAGAAAGCTAAAACAGGTATATCCGGATAAAGCTAATGAGATTGATTTGTTGAGTCATAAATATGACGATACAGAACTAGAAGCCGGAACGGTTGAAACTATTAACGGTGAGTCGCTATGGTATAACGAAAAGTATAAAAAAATTCGTGTAGTCCAATATTGGTATAAGGAATACGGTAAAAAGAACGTATACATGACAAAAGAGGGGTTAATTGATGAAGATAATCCTTTATTTGTTGTATTAATGGCTACAGGTAAAAAGCCTACTAGCATACCAGATACTAAAATCAGATATGCGACATTTGCCGATAACGTACTACTAGAAGAAGGTGAAAGTCCCTATAAGCATGGTAAATTCCCATTAGTGCGTGAATATTGCTATTACACAGGCGAATTGATAGACGATGAACTAGAACCGGCTGGCGTAGTACGTGATCTTAAAGATGCGCAACGCGAAAAAAATAAGAACAGAAGTCAACGTATGCACGTTGTTAATCAGCAGTCTTTAGGTGTGAAATTCTGGCAAGGCCAAATAGATGAACACGATAAGAAAACGATTGAAAAGAAAAGCACAACACCGGGAGCAAATATATTTTTGAAACCGGGTGTTACATTCCAAGACGGTACGCCGTCAATGGATAGCGCTATTAGTTTAACCTTAGAACAACAAGCGGATAACGACTTTTATTCGATTAGCGGTATAACTCCGGAAAGTCTAAGCGGTAGCATTGGTTCTATGAGTGGTAAGGCGATTGACTTGCGGCAATCTGTAACAACCGTACAAACGGCGGATATATTCGCGCAATCAAAAGAAGCGGAATTACAGATTGTTAAATTGTTATGGGGTGAAAAGAACGCTCCGGGTTTAATTCCTCAATTCTACAATCAAGAAAAGGCAATGCGGATTTTAGGCGACGACGGCAAAAAAGAATTTGTACAAATTCAACCTGAACTAGGTCAGCCGATGCAAGAACAAGTCGTCACGGATCCGTTTGGACAACCTAAAGTAGATGAAGAAGGCAACCCAATCAAACAAGTATTGTATGATTTGAGTTGTTTTGATTTTGATATAGTAATCAGCACTAGCCAAGCAAGCGCAACGGCTCGTAAGGCTAACCTATATCAATTATTGGAAGCTAAGAAATCCGGCGTTAATATTCCTATGGATATTATCCTCGACTTTATGGACTTCCCAGAAAAAGAAGCCGTCAAGAAGCGTATTCAGCAAGCAGCAGAAAAGCCAGCTATGCCAGAATTGCGTGTTAGCGGTAGCCTAGATGATATGCCGGCGGAAGCGCTAAGTATGTACTTGCAAACGCTAGGCGTACAGATTTCACCGCAACAAATTATGGCGGAACGGTTAGCTTTGAAAGGTAAGCAACAGAACATTCAAAATGCACCGCCAATTTTGCCGCCTACGAACGATTTAGGCACTATGTAATATAAACCTATCAACACAATAACAAACGCTCCGTAATGGGGCGTTTTTTATATTTCTTTCGCCCTAAGTAATGGCGTTAAAAGGCTTGCTTATACATTATCGCCCGGTAACGGCGTTAAACTGCCATATTCTTATATTCGTCCGGCAATGACGTTAAAAGGCAATAAGGGGTATTTGATATGGAAAAAGATTTAGTAAACATCGAAGAAGCTGGTTTCACACCGGAAGATTTAGAAAACGCGGGCGTTGAACTGGAAGAAACAACCGAAGAAACGGATACACAGGAAACTGCACCAGATGAACCCTCTACAGATGATGCGGCGGAAAGTGATGCGAATGATGCGGAAGTAGAACCGGAAGCGCCGAACACTAACGAAGGTACGGAAGAAACGCATGCGAACGATCAGAACTTAAAGGCGGCACTTGCACAGGAACGCGCAAGACGTAAAGCAGCGGAAGAACGTGCTAGACAGTACGAAGCACAACAACGGCCAATTACATTGCCAGACGAAGAAGTATCAAATATTCGCGACTTTGTACGCCGTGAAGCATTGAAACGCTTTAACATTACGGCGGAAGATTTAGAAAGTCTTATGTTTGAGGATGTACAGAAATATAACGATTTCATTCGTTTTGAGGCCAATGCGGAATATACAATTACTAACCAACAAATGGCGATACATCAACAAAGACAAACTAATATTAATTTCGTAAATGAAATTAAATCATTACCGAACTTTGGGGAATTGTATCAACGCGGTTTAGAAAAGTTAAACGGAATGACGATGCGCGATGCACAACCGATTAACGATGCTTTTTATCGTGTTGATATTGGCGAAGGTACGGAAGCCGATTTTGAAACCATTAGAAAATTTGTAACAGAATTGCAAAATGAACGGGCGACAAGTACCGAAGTACCTAACAACCCTTTACAAGTTGCGGCAACGTTGCCAAAAGCTGGCGCGTTAAATGGTGGCGTTCCTACACCTAACAAAGTAACGGAAGAAGATATTTTAAAAGCGTATCAAACGGGCAACCTTGATGCATTGCCGGACGATGTACGCAAATATTTTGACGAATTATAAGAGGTAAAACATGGCAGAACAAAGAAATCAAGTTAATATTCCAGCGGCCTTAGTTCCTAAAGTATGGGCCAAAAAAGTATGGCGCGAAGGCTTGAAAGAAAGCTATTTTGATAAATTTACAGCATTGGACGGTTCCAACGTTGTACATAAGAACAAAGATTTAGAAAATGTAAAAGGTGATAGCGTAGTATTCGGCTTGATGATGAACTTAACAGGTTCCGGCGTTGAAGGTAATCGCGTTAAATTATCCGGCGCAGAAGATAGCTTGAACATTTATGATTTCACAGTAAATACTCAATTAGTGCGTAATGCGGTTTCCCGTTTTGAAGCGGACGACCAAAAAACACAATATGATATGTTGAAAGAAATTAAAAGCGCATTGAAACAATGGTTATCTGATTGGTTAGACGATAAATTAATCTCTAAACTTTCCGCAAGTCCTACTGCTACAGAAGTATTATATGCAAGCACAGCTAATACACAAGCAAGCATTACGGCAAATGATAAATTAACAACAACTATTATTTCTCGTGCGAAACGTAAAGCAATGATGCACGGCCCTAAAGTACAACCAATTAAGGTTGACGGCATGGACAAGTATATTATGCTTGTATCCCCATGGGCGGCTCGTGATTTAAAAGACGATGAAAAATGGCTTGCAGCACAACAAAACGCAAATGTTCGCGGTTCTAAGAACCCTATTTTCACAGGTGCATTAGGCGAATATGACGGTGTAATTCTATACGAATACGAACGCGTATTATCTGATACTACAGGCGCATCTAGTGCGAATGTATGTCATAATTTGTTGTTGGGTAAACAAGCAGCATGTTTCGCAGTAGCTAGACCAGCTAAACATATCGAACAAACAGACGATTACGGCAACATTGCTGGTAATGGTATTGCGTTCTATGGTGCAGTTGAAAAAACTAAATTCAATAGCAAAGACTACGGCGTAATTCAAGTTATGACTGGCGGCGTTGTTGAACGCTAATTTATAGGTATAGGCGGGGTGATACCCGCCTTTATTCTTATATGGGGTGAATATGAACGTAAAACAAATAGTAAATAGGGCGTTCATGCAAATAGGCGATACATCGCAAGAAACGTATACACCATACCAGTTATTGGAGTATTACAACGAAGGCAATCACCTATTGAACGCTTTAATTAGCCAATATTGCCCTAGCCTTGCAACTGCCACACACGAAGATAATGGAACGGGGCGAATTGTACTGCCGTTTCAATGTATCGGAGTGTTAAAGGTACAAGCAGATGATGCGGAAGTGCAAGGGTATCATGTGTTGAATTTACAAACGGTGGTATTTGATGCGGATCATGAGCAGAAAATCACCGTTGATTATATAAAGACAGCTGGATATAAAACGCTAGATGATGAAAGCGGACTACCGGCAGAACTAGAAACATTGTTAGTTGATTACATCGTGTATCGCGTAATGAATATGGATATAACCGGCATTACTTCCAATATGGTAAATGCATTACAAACAATTAACAGTGGACTAGGTGAAAATGATTGTATTATAGCGGAAGGGTATTGGGATTATGGTTGTAAAAGAACTGATTACTCTGGTTAATGTTGAAAGCAACGAAATACTAGATGAACAATTAGAATATATCCAGTACATTAACGCCGCTATTGATTGGCTAACTACTATATTGGTTAGCATTAAAGACCGCGAAGTAGTTAAGAATACGGATATACCAAACTTAAAAGCCGTACCGTCCGACTTTATGGGGTTCATTCCAAAGAGTGGTTATCCTATCCGCATCATTAACGGAACGTTTGAAACCTATGACGGGGAAATAGTAAAAGGCGTATTTTATAGCGTGCGTAAAAACCACGTTGACGAATTGGACGATGCTATTCCGTTTTCTGAATTCTTTCATCAGTATCTAGTGCAGCTTATATCTTTCATGGTAAAGAAAAAATCTCTTATGACTGATTATGCTGCCTATGATAAGGCCTTTATTGACTACATCACGGAACAAATTAAAGTGGCAAGGGGTATTACATAATGGGCGTAAAACAGGTAGCAACAACAAACGGTTTCCGGTTGGGCCTTGACTGGTCGAACCCGCCCGAAAACATTGATATGCAAGCCTTAACGCAAGCTAGGCAATGCGAATTCGATAGAACGGATAATGCATTACGTACCGTTCCGGGGGTTAGAGTGCTGTATGATTTCGGCTTGCCTATTGAAACGTTGTATTACGATGTGTATCGGAAGCGTTGGTATTTTTCATCGAATAAGAATTTATATGAAACAGATTTCAGCACTCACAAACTATTAGGGGTATTAAGTGGTGTGCAAAAGCCTATGTATCATGCATTCGGTGGTGATATTCTGATTTCTAGTGGCGGAAAGCTACAGGCGATTACGGGAGCTGGGCAACTCATTACAGTAGAAAGCCCTACATGTGAAATGGTATCCAGTCATTCCGGGCGTGTGTTGCTTTCATCGATTTATTCGCATCGGTTGAATTGGTCGGCGGTAGGCGATTATCAATCATGGACACACAATGGGAATGATGCATCTAGTGCGCAGTGGTTAGACGTCGGGTATAAAGACCAGGGCAGCATTATCGCCGTTGATTTCCTAACGCGTGCAATTATCGTATATAAGGAATACGGGCGCGTGTATCAAGTAGTGGGGACACCGGACGAAAACAACTTAACTGTTTACCCGCTATCATCTACTGGGTATTGTAGCGGTTCAACATGTAATATCGACGATAGATCATATTATCTAGGCGAACAAGGGTTTATGTCCTTCATGCCTACTAATACGTATGCAGAAATACAACCTTTTGAAACTGGGCTTAATATCAATTCCTACTTGCTTAAATACATCACTAAAGATTGTGAGATGTGGCATGTACCTAGCCGTAAGCAATTGTGGATAAAGCCATACAATGGGGATAGCTTATTCATCTATCATTACCTGCCACGATACAATGACGGCCGCGGAGTATTCACGTCTAGGAAATTCACGTATAACATCAATTCCGTTGTAAGCGTTGATAAAGATGTATATGTAGCCTATGGCAATAAGATAGGTATTCTTGATGAAAGCATAGATACAGATGACGGCGTACAAATTGAAACCTCTATTATTAGGGGCAATCGATTGGCTACACGTCAATTCATATTGATTATGAACTACAATTTCGTAACACATAATATTATTAATGGATATGGCACAATTGGCATTTCCAATAAGAAGGCTAAGCCTATTAATTTTGCTAGTAAGGCTACTAAGACATATTATGCAACGATGAAAACTATAAATGCTACAAACAAGATGAATACTAACGAATACACCAAAGCGTATAAGATTGGTGGCGGTGCTAATCGTAATGTGCAGTTTAAAATACACGTTCAAAAAGGGGCTATATCCCTAAGGCAGTTAGATTATACATACGAGGAAGTATAAAATGGCATATAAAGAAAAACACCCTTTGGATATTACACCACAAGGGGATACGGTACAGGATAGCATTCAGAAAAACCGGGCTGAAATATTAGAAGTCGCCAAAGCCGTGGAATTAAAGGCTAGCGGTGGCGGTAATACAGGCGGTGGTGTGCTACGGAATAGGGTACTAAACGGTAAGGTTGGTAATAGTGAATGGGCGTTTTTGATTGGTGATAATCTAAGTGTAATGATTGACGGCAGTCAAACACCGGTATTATTATCATTCGCCGACGGGTACGATGATAACGGAAGTGTAGACTATGTAAGTACGATTACAAATAAAACGAGTGCATGGAATTTACCAGCACGATCTACATCGTATTTATATATTGAACGTTCCGCATCGGGCGCGTTAAGTTATGGCAGCACTACTATTGAACCAGTGCGCCAAGCAAGTGCGCCAAAGGCTGAAATGGATAAAATGCACTATAACACGGTAGCCGATAAGATGTACCTATATAACGGCGTACAATGGAAGTCAGTGCTTCGCATTGTAGTTGCTATTGTAGTAACAGATAGTACATCAGTTAAAAGTATCAAATACTACCGTCCGGGGTTTAGCGGCGATGTAATGGCGGATAAATCTATCACTAGCGAGAAAATCGGTGATAAAGAAATAAAAGGTACTAATATTGCCGATGAGCAAATAGAAAGCAAGCATCTGGCAAAGAGTATCAATGATTTATTTGCAGCAGTAAAGAAAGATATTGAAGATTTAAAACCAAAGATTGATAGCGTATTATCAAAAGCCTATCCAGTAGGTGCGATATATTGCAGTACCGTAGAAACCAATCCGCATGATTTATTTGGGTTTGGTACATGGGAATATATCGAACAAGGTAGGGTTCTATTATCACAAGGCGATAAATATAGCGCTGGTAAAACTGGTGGCGCAGAAACACATACATTGACAGTAGCCGAAATGCCAAGTCATAAACATGGTGGCACTACTGGAGAAGGTGGCGCACATACTCATACAGGTGTTGCAAAAACTTCTGGAGAACATACCCATACATGTGAAGTCGGTGGTTATGGAAGTGATTTTAAAAATAGAAAATACTGGAATGAAGAAGAAACTCGTAGAAGTGAAGTAAGAACCACCGAAATAATAAATATTAAAAGCGGTGGAGAGCATACTCACGACATACAAATAAATGACAGCAAAAATCATACACACATCATCAATAGCGAAGGTGATGGGCAAGCGCATAATATTATGCAGCCGTACTTATCTGTATACATGTGGAAGCGGGTGGCCTAATGAAAACGGATAGCCTTGAAAACATGATAAAGGACTATGAACGCAGAACAGGGGAACGAGTGAATCTAAGCGGTTTTTATTTCGATGAAAATAATAACTACAAAGATAAGTACAATTATTACTTTAAATTCTTCCCTGGTGCAGGGTTCCTATTTTGGACGATTAATGAATTCAACGGGGATAAGTATTTTACGATATGGCAAACATACGGTGATATGAAAGTAATTGGGAAATACATTGTTGATGTGATGAAGTTAAACGATTTAGACATTATCGTTACGGCTACACATCGCAGCGTTAAAGGGTTCATTAAGAAGTGGAAAATGGAACGCGTTCCAACTATGGACTATTCCTATAACGGTTTTAATTACAAAGTGCTGAAAACGGTGCGAAAACACCTTGAAGCTACTTTGTAGAAAGGAAAAGCATGTTTACTTTTAACTTGCAATTATTTGGCGGCGGTGGCAAAAAATCAAAGGTAAGTAGTATTGATGCAAAACTTCCAGCCGCCCCCGCAGAAGAAAAGCAATTGCTACAAGGGCAGCTAGATTGGATAAATGGAACTAATCGAAGTGCTAACAGGTTGCAAGGAATGGGAGATGCAGCACTTGATAATGTAATCACACCAGCATATAAAGATATGTACAATCAATATATAAGTGCAAATCAGAACAATCAGAATGCTATAGGTGCATTACAAAAGCAAATCTCAAATGCTGGTACGCAAAACCTAACCGACAACACCAAATATGCTAATCAATTAGCGGCAAGCGCTAATGATATGAACAATACGGCGGGGCAATTAGCAAATGAGTATAACGGGGCATTGTTGCAAAACCAAAATGCAATGAACGCTATTACATCTGGTGAATTGCCTAGTGCATATCAAGCGGCACGTCAAAAAGCATTGAATAATGATTTAGAAAGTACATTAGGGAGTGCAGTATCTGGACTTGCAAGCCGTGGCATTATCAATTCTTCACAGGCTGATAGTGCGCTAAATAATATCAGCAAAAATGCATCTAACACATTAGCTGCACAATACGCCCAAGACCTTAACCAAGCAGCAGGGCTTAACACCCAAGCACTTAATAATAATTTAAGTGGAATAGGCGCTAAAATGGGGCTATGGGGGAATACATATAATAACCAACAAAATGGGATAGTAAACCAAGCTAATTTGATGAACCAAGGATATACTAATCAAATGAGCAACGCAGGAACGGCCGCCGGGCTAGTTGGCCAACGTGAAGGGTTAGCACAAAACCCAATTAACACGGGAGCAGCTACACAAGAAGCGGCAATTCAACCGGCGAAAGATTACTATTCTATGGCACAACTTAATAACGCGGATCAGGAAGATTTATTGAACCGCTACATGACGTTACGATATGGGTTAGCTAGCCCAGCACAAACAACAGTGCGCCAAGGTAGTGGTGGTTTCTTTGGAGGGTTTATGAAAGGTTTTTGCTTTGTAGCAGGCACAGAAATTGCAACACCGGAAGGTGCGAAAGCAATTGAAACATTTAAAGCAGGTGATACTGTTATTTCACTTAATTCGGTAAACGATGTAATTGAAATGCATGATATGGGCGAGCATGAAACATATATGCTATCTACTGTAGATTGCACAGTACCAACTACGGCGAGTGAAAGGTATTAACTCCTGAAGGGCTTGAAAGTAGTTGAAAATCTCGTAATTGGTGAACCAATTATGACCGTGCATGGATATCAACCTGTAACGCAATGCGAACCAACCGGAAAAACTGAACAGGTTTACGAATTGCAATGTACTGGTGATAATCTATTCTATGCCAACGGCATTATGGCAGAAGGTATCAATGAAGATGAACTGCAAGCCATTAAAGCAAAATTGAATAGTACTGAAGGTGCTGGTAAAAAAACAAGCAAAAAAGGCAGTAAGAAAAATACTGAGAAAGTAGAGGAATAACACAATGGGAGTTATTTATTTACAAGACTTTGAACCATGGGCAGCCGTTGGCGAACTAGCTGGACAATATGCATCACATCGCCTAGGCGCGTTACAAAATAATAAAATGGCTAAAGGGTATCAAAGCATGTTAAATGGCGATGCTCAACAAGGGCAAGGTCAGTTACAAGTAATTGATAACCAAAATAGAAATGCAATGCAGATGCAACCGACACAATTCAACTCCGCGCAATATGTAAATGATGCAATGCGGAACAATTCCGTAGGCGCTCAAATGGTGGCACAACATAACGGGTTATGGGGACAACCTACACAACCTGGACAAGTGGCACAAATACCACAACCTGCAGCGCCTGTACAAGCGAATACAGATGCACCGGCGGTGGCAACGCAACCACAACAAAGTACCGGCTTATGGAATTTCCAAAATCTAAACAATACTGGTATTGGCGTACCTCAAACGTACCAAGACATGGTACAACAACGGGGTACTAATTTTTTTCACCAAGCGCCCAATTTGGTAAGCGATGGTAATACCAATGAGGATAAAGCGCCGGGCCAATACTCTATACCAGATAAAGCAAGTGTAACAAGCGAAGCACGCAAAAGACTGGGGGCCAATACGTTGGCCTTAGTCAAAGCGGGTTTTGATTTCAAGACCGCCCAAAGCCTTGCGAGCGATCAATATCAAACCGATGTAAATACTATGTATGCACAACAGGTCAACGAATATCAAGAAAAAGTTCTCGAACCTATGCGCCAACAAATCATGAATAATCTTGTATTTACGCAAGATAAAGACGGCAACCCTGTTATAGATACATACAACACAAAACGGGTTAAAGGGTTAGCGCCAGCCGTTGCAAGATACAATTATTTAGCAAGTAAAGTAGGTGCTGGCACTATTGATATGAATAACTTGAATAGCATTGCGGCGTTGGATAAACCAGATTACAAGTTTAGCAGCGCACAAAACGGCCATATTGTACGCTACAACATGGGTGACGGTACTATTCAAGATATGGGCGGTTATGGCAAGGTTGAAACCAAACAATTTGCGAACGGCCAAGTTATCGTAATGACACCAGACGGCCAAATGAAAAACATCGGTAATTTCGGGGCTAAGAACATTAAAGTTTTACCTGACGGCAAAACGTATATTGTTGGCACAGACGGCAGCATGAAATATGTAGGTACACATATTAAACCGGCAACGGCTACACAAACAGGTACAAGCGGTTATAATGCGCAAGTATTAAGAACTTTATCCGCGCAGCATACTGCATGGGTAAAAGCTAACCCAGATAAGGCGGAAACAGAAAGTCCTTATTACGGACAATTACAAAGCGCATTAAGCGGTGCGCCTACTGGTGGCGGTGGTGCTGGAGCGCCAACTGTTAAACGGCAACCGACATATTCAAGCGAAGAACAAGCAGCAGTATCCAAGCGAATGAATGAACTATCAGCGCAAGGCTGGAGCGATGATCAGATAGCGGCGGAACTTGATGCGGCCGGATACGGTAATTATAAATCGTGGTTAAAATCTTATTAATAAAAGGGGTAGACTATGGGTGCGTTTGATGATATTACAAGCCAATACGGCAAGGCAGCTGGAAACGGCAATGCCTTTGAAGATATAACAACCGAATACGGTGATGATGTAGGCAACGCGCCCAAGCCTACATTATGGGATAGTGTTAAAAATAATGCCGAATATGTTGCTAATGGCGTTAAAAACAATATTGAATGGATTGATAAAACAGGCAAAGAAATTAATGATAATGTAATGAATACATTATCAAATTGGAAAGACGATGTAGTAAATAAAGCAAATAATCTAAGTAGGGAGTATTCACAAAGTGCTGCTAATGCCCTTGAAGCTAATGGAGATAATTTTTCGGCATTTGATGATAACGGCGACTTTATAGAAGGACATGAAACGCCTGGTCTAAACAGAGCAAGAGTAGAGGCATACGATACCGCAATTGGTAAGCCGGCTGGATATATAGCTATGACGCCGTACGTACCGCCAAAAGTAAAATTGGTTGCAGGTATATTGGCTGCCCCAACTGTTATTGGGGACGCAGCCGAAATGTACGATGCTAATGCAACGGCCGAAAACGAAGGAACGGCACCAGAAGGGATACTAGGGAATAGATATGTTGCTACGGCAAAAAATGTTTTTGCAGATCCTATTACGGAACCAGCTGAACGCTTAATTGATGATCCTGTTAAGTTCGCACAAAATATCGCCATGAACCCTACTAATTTATGGGACGATGTGTTTATACCGGTTGGCATGGTTAAAGGTGTAACACCTAAAAAGGTATCTGGCGCCATTGGTGAA